GCTAAAACATTTTTTCTTTCTTGTGCATAATCTAAAAATGTTTCGTTAAACATTCTATCGGTATGATAGGATAACATATCACCAACAGCCGCATTTAATTCCAATAACATCATACCAACTGAAGCATCGTTAAAATCTGAAAATACTTCTGGGTAATATAGTTTAATAAAATTAACTAGTTCCGTTCTTACATCTGCGAAATTTCTAGCAAAATAATTTATTTTTTTACTTTGTGTTGCCATATTATTTTAATTTAAATTGTGACAGTAACATAATCTACTTTATTTAATGCACCTTCAGTCACTATATAATCTATTTTTACTACTGCGGTATGCCCCCCATCACCATTATATTCAGAATCTTCGGGTCTATCTACAGTTATTGTTGTTACTGTTAAATTTGGTATATACTTACTAACAGCATTTTGAATCTCAGCTTTAATGTCATCTCTAACTTTACTATCATTTGGTTCAAATAAATATTGTCTTAAGTTTGTACCAAAATCGGGTAAATATAATCTATCTCCAGGGGTTGTTAGTAGAAGATGTAATAAATCAGATTTAATCGCATCGTAACTATCTTTATTCATTTGAAGAAAGTAGTTTTTTATCTCATCGTCCCTAAAAGGAAATGCTATGTTTATAAATCTTTCTGCCATTTCTTTTTATTTATAAATATTCAAACATACAATTTATACCATAAATAAAAAATGTAAATTTTAAGCATAAAAAACCCCTCTTATGAGGGGTTAATTATTATCCGTTTTGTTTGTGTATATTATATAAAGCTATTAACACTTGTTGGGTAAGAGTGGTACCATTACCCCAACTAATTTTAACTTTATTCATCACCGTCAGTATTAGTAGATTCTACTTCAGCAACTTTAGGTAATACAACGTCTACCTCACAAGCTCCACCAGAACAAGCCAATTCACCACTTAAATCTGTATTATCAGAAAGTTCTACTACTTTAGACAAATCAATATTAGAAAGTGATTTCATCATTCTTTCATATGTTTCTTCATCACAATCCTCAAAAGGTGCTTGCTGATAAGTTCCTCCATTATAAGGTAATACGGACAAACCATTGTAATACTCACGATTAGTCCACATCCATTCACCTGCTAAATCCCAGTCTTCATCTTTTAGAGAAATTGTAGCGGATACATTATGTGTATTTTGTCCAGTTCTATGTCCAGGTTTAATCCATTCTTGTGAAACTTTTTTAACTCTTTCTAATAACTGAAAAGGTGACTCATGTCTAAGAATAGACCCTGCAGGTGCTTTTTGTGGGACAGAAATAACTGCTGTATCATGAGGTCTGAACACTTCATCTTCAATCAATTCAGGATGATAGATAGAAAGATAAGTATAGATTGCCTCATTCTTACCAACACGAACTCTTCTAACATAATAATCATTATGCCAAGCATGAATACCTGAAGAAGTTCCTAATGTTAGTGATGTTGTTCCTGCTGGTTTAACGGTTGTTGTTCTTGCTGCCGGATTAATACCAATTATTTTAGCTATTCTTTCATTTTCAGCTTTAACTGACTCAGCCGCTTTAGTCATATCGTAACCTAATACAACACCAGAACCAATTCCTGTCATTGACACACCGATAAGGGCATCTTTTTCAGTAGTTCTTTTCCATACATCTCTCAAGTAATGGAAATCTGTGTACCCTGCCTGTAGTGTACCAATAAACGCTGCCGCTTTTACTCTTTCTTCAAAATCTTCTTGTGACTCAATATTAGAGACATTTACCTCACAAAGGTTACAAAACTGATATGGTCTAAGTGCAATCTCACAACAAGGATTTGTTCCCCAATCTTTATCATATGAAAAATAAATTCCAGGTTCACCTGCTCCAGATAGTTCAACTCTTTTCCATAAATCCAAGAAAAATTCTTTTGTAATTTTATTTCTTAAAAGAACCGCTGAGTTGTTAGCTCTACCTCTTTGTGGATTAAGTTCCCACCATGCCCCTGATTTACAAGAAATCATTTCATCATCATCAGCCGAGAACAACGAAATTAATGCTGCTCTACGAATACCACCAGCTAATACAGCATCAGCAATATGACAAACAATATCATGTACTTCTAATGTTGTAAGTTTTTCTCTATCATTTTTAGCGTCCAAAACTTTCTTTATATTATGAACACAATCTTTTAATGGTTGTGGACCTGGAGCTTTACCACCTGATGTTACAAGTAATGCACCTTTAGGTCTAATGTCTGAGAAATCAAATACTGGTGTTGATGAATTAACACCAAAATAAGACTTCATCAAAACTTTAATAGCGTCAGCCCAACCTTCAATACTATCACCAACAACATATCTTCTAGTTCTAGTTGGGTCTGGTTTTCTAATTTCAGGTAATTTATCTACGTGATGTTTTTGTACTGAATAACCAACACCTGTACCACCTAATAAAAGGAACATAGTTTCAGGAAACGCGTCCATATGGTCAATAGGTAGGTAAGCGCAGTTATATACTCTATTAGGTGAAATTTCAATCGGTCTTCCACCAAATTGTAATGAACGCATCGATGGTAATACTTTTCTATCGTAAACCAATTTATATACGTTTTCAATTTCTTCTTTTAATTGTGGGTATTTCTTTTGGTGCATTTGTTTATTGCGTGTAACCAATTCTTCCCAAGTCTCTCTCCTTTGTTTTTCAGGGAGATATTTTGCGTATTTCATGTAGACAGTAATGTCTGATAGAATTTGATTTGATAATTCCATTTTTTTAATTTTAATAAATTTTTTAGTTATTGATTTGTACTTTCTTCAGTATCTTTTTGTTGTTTTCTAAGTCTTGCCATTTTTAATCTTTCACGAACATTTTCGTCTTTTCTTTCTTCAACTTTCTTTTCATAACCTAAGAAAGTATCTGAAGTTTCAGTGTCAATAAACACTCTTCCATTGTCAAATGTACAATCTTCAAAAATAACTCCATCTTTACCGAATCTAGATTTTAAAACAGCTATCGTTGCTCTATTACCTTCTTTTTGTGCTAAGGTTCTAGCGATAGACATAATAAAGTGACCGATTTGAGCCTTTTTAATTGACCCACCCATTTGGTCTCCCGTAACAACTTCAGCTGAAACTGAACTTCTGTTTCCTTGAACTGCTGTCCATCCAACAATGTTATATTCGGCTAACATAGATTCAAAGCCTCTCATAACATTACCTTCACCAGACCATTCATCATTATATCTTTTTGTTGATTCAACACAATCAATATAATCTAAAACAATCATGTCAGGTTTAAATCCAACTGAAATTAAATGTCTTACATAAGATTTAAGGTGATTAACCGTAACTCCTTCAGACGAAAACTTTCTAATAACCAAATCATTTTCTCTACCATTTGTTCTCTCTTTAATCACTTCTAACACTTTGTCTTGGTTATCGGATAGGGAATTTAAATCAATCCCACTCCAACAAGCGGCGTGTTTTCTTTTGATAACATCTGGTATGTCTTCAAAAACAATTTGTAAAACATTATACCCCATATTATATGCGGTATTTGAAATTTTAGTTAGGATGGTTGTTTTACCAACACCGTAAGGAGCCAAAATAACACCTAGTTCACCTCTTGATAAACCACCGTCAGTTAACTCATCGATACCACTTATTCCCGTAGGAATTGGATGTCTAAAATCCTCTTGCAAAACTGTATCCCAACCTTCGGTGATGGATGTACCATCGTCTTTTTCAGACCCAACAGATAAAGCCTCTTTCATTATTTCGGCACATTCTTCATATCTACCAAAATCTCCAGCTTCTATTATCTTTGAAACTTTGTCATTAGCTCTTTTTAATTCTTGTTGTCTACAAAAATTTAAAGCTTCTGCTTGTACGTATTCCCAATCCTCAACTTCTAAATTTCTAATTTCTTTAGTTATTTCAAAAACATATTCTTGTGTAATCTTATCTTTGATTTCAACCTTTAAAATAGTTTCTAAAGTATCCCAAGCAGGAATCTTTTCAAACCTTTCATAATAATCTTTAATGGTTGCAATAATAAGTCTAAAATATTCGTTATCGAAATATTTTGCGTGAACAATATCAATAATTCTGTCTGCAAATTTTCTATTTGCTGGATGTAAAATCTGATTAATAAACTCTGTCTGAAACCTGTAACCTAAATACCCTAATGTAACTTCTTTACTCATATCCAACATTTAATAATAAGTATATATTTACAGTGCAATTCCACTATATTCCACACTAAAATTTTCTGAAGAAAATGTTTCTTGGATTTGTTTGATTAAGGCAGGAATTATTTTACGAACATCAACAGAATACCTTACACGTTGTGGATAAACGTTACCAGTAAACCTCTTTTTAACCACACATTTATCATCAATTTTAATTTCAAAATCAAAAATGTCCTCGTTGTCGTAAATATTTTCTACAATAATTTCTTCTTTTGTTTGTTCTTTATACGGATTAAAATTTTTGTACAAATACTCATAGGTTTTTTCTTTAAGGTCAGACTCAATTAATCTAACACAATCGTTTACACAATCAATTAATTCAGTTGAACGTAAAATGTTTAGGTTGTAATTTTTCACGGAGAAAAATCTTTGGCAAATTATGTTGCCGTTGATGTACAATACAAATTCGAATTTCTTCATTTTTTTTGGTTTTTAAAGTTTAACTTTTCTTTTTTTAATAATTTAATAAATGGTTCCATAAAATTAATATATCCATTTTCACCACCAGGTAAAACATACATAACGCCGTCTTCTATCATCATTTTTAAAACGTTTTTATAATCTCTACCTTCAGGGTCTAATGGTAATTCTATTAAATTTTTCATTGATTCTGTAGCCTCTTCTGTTAATAAAGGGTTATTTAAATCAATTATTTTTTTGTTTATTTCATAGAATGGTCCTCTATGGACTCCCTTAGACACACCGTTTAAGATGTTGTCTAAAACTTTAAGTGGTGTTCCTCTTTCTTCTTGTATAAGTTTACTTGATTCAAATATTTCTTCTAATGCTACATTACGTTCTTTTAGTTGTGGGAAGTGATTTAAGAGGGTGTTTTCCGTAACACCCTCAATTCCTTTTATGTTGTCACTTTTACAACCCTCAATCATTTTTATTAATCCAGCGTTAGAGTAGTGGTGTTCAAAAAACCATTGGTAGTTTCCTATTCCTACTTCCATTTTTTTATCTGCTAAAAAGACTGTAACATTTTCATTAATTAATTGACAAAGGTCTCTATCGTTAGTGTAAATCATAACCTCTTCATTTCTTTTTTTATTTTGACAATAAAAAGCTATCAAATCATCCGACTCAACATCGGGATGTTCGTATTGTCTAATAAAAAGTTCTTCAGCGTATTGTTTTACTCTAAGCTTTTGGATTTCGTATTCTTGGTCAAAAAATCTTGGTCTGTTTTCTTTGTATTCAGGATAATAATCTAAACGCAAAGTACCACCTCTTTCACCGTCCCAAGTGATTACTACTTTGTCAATTTTATGTTCAACGATTATTTTACGTAAAGTACTATAGAAAGCAAATATACCACCAATGTGTTTGTCTTTATGGTAAACGTTCTTAGCTCCGTTATAAGAACGTTTCATAAGAACGTTACCATCGACAATTAGTGTTTTTGTTTTTCTAGATTTACCCTTAGGAGTTCGTAGACCCATCTTCTGAGAATTTAAAAGGTCCTACAATATTTCTTCTATTTATTTCATTCTCGGATTCTTCAATAACACCCAATTCAATTAACAAATTTTTTTGTATATCATTAACTACTTCATTATTTATTAATCTTTCAATGCCAATTTGAACTATCCAATAACAAGACAATTGACCACCAGAAGGTGTCATGGCTTGTTCGTTAAGTTCTTTTAAAATTTGGTAATTGATTTTCATGTTGTGAGATTAAATTAATCCGTCAATTTCTTCGTTTTCAAAATCGTTTTCAGATTCCTCAATAGCAAAATCTAAATCGTTTTCGTCAACTTCTTCAAGTCCACTTTGGATAAACATATTAATCCAATAGT